CTGGTCTGTGGTTAAGACCAGCCGTCCCCGGTGAAGCACCGGGGACGCCCCGCGTTTGCTAAGTCAAGGCAGATGAACCGCCTGTTCCTAGTAGGGACGCGCCAACACTTTCTTGATGCGGACGCTGTTGGGACGTCCAGCACGTTCGAGGTGATCCTTATCCTCGAAGGGATGTTCCCCTTCTTTCAAGAACCACTTTAGCAAGGCCCCGTAGTCGTCCAGTTTTGAAATTGGCGACTTTGACGTGACCACCACACCCCTGACAAGGGGGTAATGGAGGTCCGTGTCCCAATCATCCACCTGGCAAGGGTGATGAGAGAGACGACCTAGCAGAACCGACGTCGGCGATTTAGGGTCGTAATTCTTGACCTTCAGTGCCAACGCATCCGAGATGATTGGGAAGGGGATCAATTTCTCGATCCTATCATCAAGGAACTCTACTGTGTTTACAAATCCAGCAGTAAAAAGCTGGTTCCGCAGGGACACAACAGAGATCAGTTCTGGAACGTGCCTCCGGGATCCAGGCAACTCACGGCGGACCCTCACGACGGAAACGTCGTGAACGTCGTAGTAGTCCTTGCCACAAGACTCTCTGAACTTACCAGTCCAGAACGACTTGTTGACATTCACTCGAAACCCAAAAGCTTCGAGGGCCTGGAGAACCGATTGCACATAGTCTACCGGTACGATAATATCGTCCCCATAGACGCGCACCGAGCCATAAAAGGACTTGACGTCCTTCTCGGTAAGCGGTCGATTGAGCTCCTGTTCTATCCCTACAAATACCGCGGTCGTGAAGACCAAGGCTTCGAGGGGAAAACATAGAGCTGAGCCCATAGACGCGAACTTGGCAAGAGAAACTATCCTGCCTTGTACATCAGCCTTCGTGCTGCGCGTTGCCTGCACCGCCTCATCCGTGAGGCCATGCCGGTTAAGCAACAACCTTACATGCTGATTCGAGACTCGGTCGGATGCCTCACTTAAATCAAGTGTGGCCAGGGTGCCATCAGCAGCACCTTTCTTCGCCAGAAGCCTGTTTGGCTCTTGCGAATCCGAACACACGAAGTTCCGGGCGTTGTCATCTTCCCGGATCTTCTCTGTGATCACTGCCAGGATCCCCTGCTGCATATATTGCATGCACGTGGGCTCCATGGCAATAACACGAGGAGTCTTGAGCGTTTTAGGCACCATGACAACCTTAACGGGTGTCTCGGTACCGGGAGTACGGAGAGTAACTGCGTCCGTTCTATCAAGAAAGGACGGCGAGGGGATAAGATGCTCCCAGTGCGGGAACACAGTCTCCAACCTCTCAGTCCACAAAAGCTGATTCCACTTCCGGTTTCCGGAGAGTTTGTCAGCTGTGGCTCCAGCACCATGTCTTGGCAAGACAGCTCCGTCGTAGAGACTTTCGTCAACACGACAGAAAAGTCGACGCCATAGAAGACTACCAATCCGACCAAACTGATCGCCAACAGTTTCATACCCGTTGAGCGACCTGGTCGAAAGCGATTGGTCATGCTGGCGTACCTCCATATCAGTCTCGATGTAACGGTCATATGCAGCCTGAATCCTCCTAGGAGAACACGGCTTTTGAATCTTACCGTAAAGCAGAGTTATCTGCCGCACGGCATAGATTGCATCGACCGAAGGATCATCGAGCAATCGACCCGCACGCCGGTCGAATACTTGGTCAAGGAAACCTCCGAGAAATCGGGGGAGACCGCCAGCTCTCGAAAATCCGAGAAACTGGTCGTGACCTACGTACCCTTGGTCAAGACAGAGTTCAAAGTCTTTTCCGAAGGATGGTAGGGTGATCGTTAAAAACGACTCACCTTCCATATTCGACCGAGCCGTGATCGTTTTGAGATCACGGCTGGTGCTTGTGCCGCATCTGCTGCCCAGTTCTTCGAGCAGCACCTGCAATAGCGCGATCAGGCTTTTCAAGTTCCCTGCCTAAATGGTAGGTGTAACTTCCTCAGCCATGCATCGCCAGGAGAACCCGTCTGTCAGTTCTCGCCACCCACAAGCTGGGTGACCCGAGCCCCAGTCGAGGCCGTGAGGTACGCCGTGAAGGCGTCCACTAGAGCCTTGATCTCAGCGTTCGTGAAACCGTTCACAGGTGTGTCGACCACGATGTAAGTACTCATCGAGGACTTCACGTTCTGAGACGGAACCAGCGGATCCGCAGAGATCTTTGACTGGGACAAACGCATCGTCCGGCGCGTCCGCTTCCCGTACTGATTGGAAACGGTGAGCGCGACGAGTCCGTCGGCGGAAGAAAAACCGCCGGCGTTCACGCCACTGCTGACTCTCGGAAGAGAGACAGCGGTACCGGAGATGGTTACAGACTGTGGGTCAGAAAATGACATGGCAACGCCCTTGCAGTAGTTGTGTAAGGACACTGTTGTGTCCCTTTCGGGCCCTGCGCCGTTTTCGCACCGGTAGGTGCTTAGTCAGCGCAGGGTCCTTTCGCTCCGGGTCATACCCAGAGCGGCTAGGATGGCCCATCTCCTGGGGCTGAGTGCCCCAAGATCAACGCCAAACCCATATGGTGTGGCCTTTGTTCGAGTCTTACGGAGAAAAATCTCCCGCAGACTCGTACTAGGCGGACATACCCACCCCGGATAGGGGCGGATGTTCAAGAGGGTGTGGACACAGTCTACACGGGTCTCGTGCATTATGTACCCATACCTCAACACAAGGTTGTCATTGGCTAGGGCCGTCACGTTCCCAAGGAACGTTCCGAACCCTGTAAACCAGTCTAACAACCAGGACCATGGTGATAGTTCGTAGAGGGTGTCAATATCGAACCGACTCCCCAGCAGTTGATCAGACAGCTGTTCGTACATTTGCATCTGTGCGAGGAAATTGTGAGCCTCACTCAGATGGTACGTGTACGCGCCTACGAACCGACTCGTGATACTAACGTTACGAGTCGTTGTCACACCAGCAGAAGACGCCGTGAAATTGCTCCATCCCATGTCGTAAGCCTCCGGAAAACCGAACCACTGTCGAATGACAGGGTTCGACGGAGACCCTTGCCACAGGATGGCGCTAGACGTCTCTACTCGCGGCTGGGTAGCCCTCCGGATAATCCTATCGGAGTTTCTCTTGTATTGCTCAATAAGAAAATGAGCTTGTCCAAGAGAGGCGGCCATGGCTCTGACGTCGCTTACAAGCGGCTTCAGGCCAAACTCGAGGTTCAGGTGTTCAGAGCCCAGGTTAGGTACTGCCTGGAACTGTCCACCCTTACGCATCGAGTTGAACCCGATGAGTGTCGGGAATTTCTCCCGCAACTCACCGAGGAACTGGCTCAACCCAGCATGCGGTGTCGAAGGGATGGTCGCTGCAATGGCCTTGGCACCATCGGAGGTGATCTGTCCTCCAGATGGCGCAAAGGAACCCATAGCAGTTCGCCCCACCAGCGTCGTGTTCGGGTACATATATCCCGAGTACCGACGCACATTGGTGATGGCGGGACCAGACGGACGAAAGTACACGTCAACCATTGGGTTGTCGTACACTATTTCGTACTTCTCAGTTGAGAAATCGTGCCCATTGTCATACTGGGTTTGATGCTCCTCTCGGAGCGCACGAATGAAGTCCGTGTGATTCGCGAATTCGCGATCCCCAACCTCTTCACCTTCTTTAGGCTCACCCTTACGGGTTCGCCAGGAAGTGGTCTGTTGAAAACCAGACTGAAGAGGATCTGTTCCCTTACCGAGGAGCGTTGCTCCATAGGTATGACGCCATGTTCCCTTGTTAGGGAGACTGCGCGTCGAGGTAACAGTCGACATTACGGTCCTCCATATGGATAGGTGCCACCAGGGTGAAATACTCTGGTGGAAGCGCTCGCGGGTAGCAGGGGGTGATTAAGCCCCTGCGTGCACAAGTGCCGG